GAAGAACTTTGTCAAAGACCGAACGGGAAATGTTATTTCCTCCGAAGTCTACAACATCTCCGCTTGTTCTTGCAAGCTTGTTGAAACCATCAAGAGCCTTAATAAGACCATTGTTTGACGATGTATTACCGTTGATAAACAAGTCATCAAGGTCGTTTGCTGTCTGACGAGCCATAATCTGTGCGATATGGTCTTCCAGTGAAGCGCCCTCAATGTTGTCTTCCAACGATTCCGTTGAAATATTCCAGTCAAGACGAAGCTTTACAGTTGAAAGCGATACCTTGCTGAATGTAACGGCTGCGTTTGCGCCATCATCTGTTGCTTCGGTTGCCTTTGCAAGCAAACGAGTGCCGACAGATACCTTGTCAATATCCATCTGTGGAGTACGCATACGAATTACTCGTGCGTTCTTCATCAATACTGACTGATCAACAACGAAGTCAAGGAAGCGATTTGCTTGCTCTGGGTAGAGAAGTCCACCACCACCGCTGACTGGGTTGCTGTTTGAAACCACTGTCGTAGTGACTTCATCTGCTTTTGATAAAATTTCTTGTTGTGTTGCCATATGTTAATCCTCCCTTATGACCTATAACCTAGGGAGTTAATTAACTCCTGTGGCAAATATGTATTTCTCCAGAATGAAGTAGGTGCAGACTTGGCAAGTGCCTCTTCTGCTACTTCCTCTTCGTCTTCTGGATCTACGCTCTTTTTAACAGCTCCAGCTGCGGCAAATGCCTCAACCTTTTCTGTTTGCTCAGCGAGAGCCAACTCCGCTGTTTCCAGCTTCTGATGAAGTTCAGTACTTTGAACTTCAAAACCCTTAGCAACTGCTTCAATTTTTTCCTGAACAGAGGCTTCAACTTCTTCCTTGATTGAAGTAGCAAAACTAGCCAGTTTTTCATCAACAACAGCACTCAGAGCATCTTTAAGAACATTAATGTCCATTTCTTCCTCCTGTGTGTCTCCACTTACTTCAACGGAAGTTGAAGTTGTTTCTTCTGCGACATCTGGAACAAGCCATCCAATAAACTTTTTCAATAGACTAAGCTTATTAATTTCTTGTTCATTCATGTCAGAGATCTTATCATAAGTATCATTTAATTGCAATTCAGAGTCTTGCTGAATAATAGAATCCATTTTCTCAATCATCTCCTTAATTGTATCAAAAAGCTCACCGTCTTGTAAGGACATTTCGCTTTTTGTTGTCTTTTGAGCAGGGTTGTTTGGAACACAATTTGGAACCATGTTCCCATCCGCACCCTTCTTTTCACCTTCTTGGTGATAACCTTCCCCACAGGGACTGTCTTCTTTCTTAATTTTCTTTTTTGGCTTAAACTTTGGGGAGCCAGATGGAAAAGGAGGAACAGTCGGTGATGCGATACCGTTTCTTGCTGGATACTTAGACTCTGCATTTTCTGTTGTTACAGACGCATCTTTCTCAACATCTTCACAAGAATTGCAACCACAGTCACAGCCTTGATCCTTCATTAATTCCAAAACGACATCCAACAAATCTTCGTCAAAATCATTTTCTAAGAAACCTTTTTTCTTTGAGTTTGCATAGCGCTCAAGCAATCTACGACCTTTCGCAGCCAGCTTTGCTGCATCCGATCTATCCTGAGGAACAGGCTCACCCCACGCCGCTGCTGAGAGCGCAAGTCGTGTAGGTTCACCATTTGGCTTCTTCATTGGTCCAGATGGGTTTGTAAAAAATCTTGTAAGGAACGATCCCTTGCGGCGCATTTTTTCTGGAGTATCAGCAGCACCACGGACACCTGGCTTTAAGTTTGCACCTTCTGTTTCTTTAAAGTGCCTTCTTCCAGCAGCAGTAAGACCACCTTTTGGATCTTTAATAGGTTGCTTTGCTTTCGCCAATTGGCAATCAAGGTCGCAATCAAGAGCGTATTTAAGCAAGCCTTCATCATTTACTTTAATAATATCAATAATGGCTAAAGCGTTGGCTGGGTTATCTACAAGACTAAGCTCGCCAAGAACATACTTTTTAATAATATTGACTGGCTTACCACGAAACATCTTGTCAGCCGATTCTGACTTTTCAATTACTTTGCCGCCAATTGAGAAAGAACGGAGAGTTCCGTCAAGAACTTTCTGCCAGGTATCTTCAGCCCCCTTGGAGATGTAAGCTTCTACTTTAACAGCATTATAGGATGTTCCATCAGCGCCAGTAATAACAACTGGCTCATATTTGACAGCCTTGCCTACTGCAACAGGGGCGTGCATTTCTCTAATGTTGCCACCCCAGTTTGCAAAAGCTTCCTTGGATGCCTCAAAGTCAACAATATCACCAGCCTTGTCAATATTGTCTGCAGTGGCAATGCCGACTACAATCCGTTGTTCCCGCTTAATCATATCAATTGGGAATGAAATATTAAAATCCGACATTTAACCCTCGTAATTTACAAGCATATATCATATTGACAATTATTGCAAATTATCCTAATCCTTCTGATCAGCCTAACGCAAAAACTGCTACAGCAGAAGAGGCGGTGACTACCTGAATGGTTGTATAATCGCCATCAATTTCTATATATTCCGTAGACTCTGCTGGAAGGAGGATTGTATATTGATCATTAAGCTTAATATCAACATCAGTAGCTCCCTTGTTGTAAACATACAGCTCACTTGTATGTTGTCCAATATTTACAACTCCATCTGCTGTCACTAAATTCTTGTTTGAATATACCAAACTACTTTCACTCATTGTATTCTCCTTGATTAAACTTACTGGTTGAATCATTGTTCACTCCAGAATCTTGATTTTGACCACGCTCTGCTTGGGCTCCATCTGCTCTTGGGTCGCTTGTTGCCCCATCACCTGTTGGTGACTTAGGCGGTTCTGATGCAGAGTTGTTATCATTTCCAAAAGGAGCACCAGGACCATTTTTGCCTGAATCATTTTGTTCTTTCTTAACATTCGTTGGGAATGGAAGAACTTCATCGCCATCATATCTTTCTGGAAGACCGATCTGGCTTCTGACTTCGTTTGGCGTAATAACTTCTGTCCTAAGATATCTATCGTTAATTCTTGACTGGATGTCTTCGTCAACCAAGTCAATCTTCTTAAGATGAATCTGCATTAGATCAGTAAATTCGCCAACAATCCTATTTAGTTTTTTTTCAATAATTGCCTGATCTGGTCCAATCACTTGCATCTTAAAACTCTTATCCGCATCTCTTGATACAGCCAGGTTTGCATTGTCATAAACTCCAACCTTTGGAGCAGGCACCCTGTTCGCCACAAGAATTTCATCCCTGTTTGATTTACGATATTTATCAAATGATGAATCCTGAATTCCAGCCTCAAGTTTTTCAAACTTAATATCAGTGTCTGAGCCAAGACTGGCAGGCAGCGGGATCACCAATGTCCCATGATTACGACCTTTAACTTCATTTCTAAAGTAGTTAATCAATTCCTGTTTTGACTTATTGCTAAGCTTTGCACCCTTAAGAATAATTGCATAACGGGGAATTGCTTTGTTTTCAAAATAATCAATGTTATATTCTTTTGCAAATTTATCACCAATGATCGCTGTTGCGGCTGACACTGCGGAAGGAATTCCATAGTATGTATTGTTTGGTGAATAAATTTTAAAGTGGATTAATTCGTTAGGCTTTGGATCGTTATTAATTGGGTCTGGAGTTTCTTTATCTTGAAACTGTCTGAAAAATACTGCTTGAATTTTATTTGTTTTTGCAATCTGAACATAACCGTCACGCTTTCTGCGCACACGGACTAGCGTTGCAGGGACATGCCCAATGTAACCAATCTTACCAGCATTGTTTCTACCAATCTCAAGATATCCATTTCCTACAGTCAAAACATCTTGCCAAACACGAACCATTGTTTCAATCAATGTTTCTTCAATATTTAAACTTTCAAATGTTTCATCAAGATCTTCTTTTAAATCCTGATACTGCTGGCGAAGTCTTGTAAGTTTTTCTTCACCAGCTTGCGCTTTTTCAATTCTTCTTTTAGCCTTTAGTGTCTCTTGAAACTCGTAACCAAGACCAACTGTGTTCATAACTCTTGCATTAATAGCTGCATAATGAATTGCGCTTTGATCATACAAGCCAGCCAGCGTATCTAGATCGTAAGGAGGATTTACAATGTCGTAAAGTGAATATCCACTTACAACTTCTGGATCAACATATTTTGACTTGGTACCGTCTTCTCCTTCATGCTTCTTTTGAAGACGCACAGCTTTGCGCTTCATTTTTGGAGAAAGGCTGTCAATTTTTACTAAATCAAACGGGTCAAATGTTTCAACTTTACTTGTGAACCCCATGTATGAAATATCATCAATTTCTTGATCAAGAATAATTGTTTCTTCAACCAACTCTGTTTTACTTTCCATTAGCGCTCCTGTTTGAGAAATGATCGTCATACATATCTTCAAATGGATCAGCTATCAAACCATCATTCAACCTTTCAACCTGATCATCCTTTTCTGATGCTGAGATTTTTCTTGCACCAGCAACCCACTTAACTAAACCATCAGCATCACCGCTCCAGTAGCGACCAGCTTCCAAAACCCTTCTTTCAACATCTAGGTCATACATAAGACCTTCGGCGCACAGCACGCCTCCATCTCCATCTGAAAGGGCTTCATCTTTTGAAGTAAAGTAAACACACACACCGTGAGGTCTTTCTGGAACCCAGATGTTTTTGCTTTTAATCATATTTGACGACATACGGTAAATTATACACCACTTTTATTAAAAAATGATACACAAGTGTTCAGATATCAACGAATTGGGCATGCGCCTGTAGCACAGTCATCTAATTCAATTGATAAATCGCTTGACATCTGTTGCAATGGTACAGAAAGGTTGAGTTTTGACAATGTTTTGTCATACTCTTCCTTTGTAATCTCCTCGTAAGGGGGCAGAGGGAAGTTATGGTCTACATGCAAAAGGAACGATACAGACTTAACACTCTTATCATAATTCTTTGCTAGCCATTCTTGAATAGCTGGGAGTTCCTCTTTGCGGTAATAAACTGTCACTGAAACCGCATTATCTGCCCACTCAGCCTGCATCTTCTTAACCCATTCAAGTTGCTCAATAGCAGTCATGTTTGCTGCCAACACTGCACCCTCTGGTGATTTGCATGGGAACTCAACAACATATCGGCTGTGATCTTCTCTACCATCAAGCCCCATATCCCAAGTAACTTTATAACCACGCTTCCTGCATGCGTCAACAAGCGGGTCAACCGAACTAAACCGAACCCTGCGAATGTAGTACTGAGCAAAGGCTGGGTGAATTCCAGGAGTAACACCTGGAAGTAGGGACAGCGTTCCAGATGGCTGGACAGTAGTCAAGCGAACAGACTCAGGGAAGCCTTGTTCACGAGAGTAGTCTTTATCCAGCGCCCGCAAGTATTCATAAGCCGTTTTCAGCCATCCAATTTGAACTTCTGTGCACTGCAAAATTCCAGTTACAGACTGTCCAAGTCTTGCGTTCTTATGAACAACAGTGTTTGTTTTTTCATATGGGTACGAAAGCCTTGTGATCTGCTTTTGCACCATGTACAAAAGTCTTGAGATTTCCATGAGTTGTGCTAGCGATTCAATGTTTGGCAAAAAGATTGTTGCAAGGTTGCATGACTCACCATCCGCAAGTGCAATCTCTGCGCATGGGTTGAAACCCTCAATAGTTGGATCTGGCATTTTTTCGCCCAATCTCCCGTGTGTTCTTGCAAGCTTCCTGTTCAACAAACCGTATGGTTCGCCAGTCCCGTCATAGCCTTTCCAAAACTCTGCAACAATTTCATCATATGAATCGGCATAAATAGAGTTGTTTGAATTTGCTCTCCATGCAGGGACATTACCACTACCCCAGTTCTTTGCTCTAATGAACAGCATGTCATCAGGATCACCAATTGCAATCTGTGCAGATCGGCGTGATGAACCAGAGACAACAATGCGACCAATAATGTTGCAAATATCAAGAACATCTATTGAACGAAGCTTCTTGCCAATGCGCTGGTCTAACACCTTGCTAATATCAACAATACCCTCCACAAGCGCACCAGAGCCAGAGGCTGTACCACCAAAGGTTTTGAGTGGTGTTCCAAACTCACGAATCAACAAAGTTGAGTATGTAAAAGATTTACCAGTTACAAAGTACGACTCAAGAACTTTATGGAGTAATTCCCTCCAGCCTTGTCTTGAGTCTGGAACAATGAAATCAGCGTCATTTGTTTTTTCCGCTGTGATGTAATCTACTTTCTTGACCTTTGGCAAATCATGAATCTTTGAACGCTCAACAGAAAAACCAACTCCACCGCCAAGCATCAAGTAATCAAATAGAAGTTCAAAATCTTCAATCTTCTCAATGTTTGTAAAAAAACAATTATTAAGAGAAGTTCCTGAGAACTTCTTTACAAGAGGCGTGCCAAGTTGCCAGAGGGCTCTGCCAGAAACTGAGCACCTGAGGTTGAACATGTGATCAAACAAAGCTTCCGCTTCAGATTGTGTAAATGGAACTCCAATTTCAATAGCGCCATCAATAATTCTCTTGATTGTTTCAACCCAGGTCTCACTTCTGTCAGTTCCTTCAATTTTACGACTATATGTTCTTAAATAAACTACTTCTCCAAGACCACCGAAACCCCAAGGTGCGGTTCTTGAATTGTAACTATTAATAAAATCTGTTGTAAAAATTGACATGACATACCTCCAAAAGTAAGAACAACCATCTTACCCTGCGGGCAGACTCGGTGCAACCAAAAATACCTAGGTCTAAGAGAAATTATTTTCGTAGAAAACTATTCTTTCAAGAATTTTATCAGCAACGCTTGACCAAGAGTGTTCGTTATGCAGTATACGAGCAGATTGAATTGTATATTTCTTAAACTCATCATACTCGGAAACAACATGTGTCATAAGATCCATCAACTGTTCCATATCTGGATAAGCCCATAACCCTGTATCTTCTCCATACTGATGGCTATTCCAATCAGCATCTTTCATAGTACAAGACAAAGGTATTGAATACTTTGCAAAATCACTGCACCCAGTTGCATCTGTAACAATTGTTGGCATACCTGTGCAAATTGCTTCAAAAGGTATCATTCCAAAACCTTCACCACTTGTTGGATAAACAAGGCAGTGACATTTGTGATAAAGCTTAACCAAATCTTCTGTAGACAGATTTTCTGGAATGCCAAATATTTGAGGGTGATTATGAGCTGGAACTAATTCACCATTGATATAACACTCAGCGAAACAAAACTTATTATATTTTAAAACTAGTTGAAACTCATCATTACCATCATATAAATCAAGAAATGCATCAACTACCATTTGTGCATTTTTTCTTTTTGAATCACCGCCAACATGGAGAAAATTAAATTTACCAGTAAGCTCTCTATCAATTATTTCAAATTCACTTGAAATGCCATGTGGTATTACAAATATATTTGTATGGATATTGTTTTTAATATAAACATCTTTTACAAAATTTGATGTAGCCCATATCTCATCCATTTGTTTCATATTATGCTTCCAGCCAACTGGAACCTTTGTTGACTCCCAAGGGGTGTAGCCAATCTTATATTTGTTTTGAAGCTGATAATAATGAGGCTGACAAAAGTTGATATGGAATGGGATTTCATTCCTGTTGTAGAATACAGCTACATCTTTTTCCATCAAAGCGTTGATTGTACTTACTGCGGCGTTACTATACCCCTGGCTGTACCAGGAAGCTCCACTAACATCAACACTGCCAGGACTGAACCAGCTAATTTTTTTCATAAAAATTACTTGTTTTTTCTTTTCTCTTTTTTGGTAGTTGTATCTGCATCAAAGTTTAAATATTTTACACCATTTTCTATAAACTTATCAGCTTGTTCTTTAGAAATTTCACAAGTAACTGGCATGTGACTAAACATGCACTTTGAGGCTGCCATCCAATAGCCGTTCATTTGGACTACGGAAATGTAGTCGGAATCAATAATCGCAGCACCGCTGTAATCGTCAGACTCCACAATGCCAATGATTCTCATTTTGTAAGTATATCATTCATTAGATTATTCCGATCTGTATACTCTGTATACCAGTGTACTTAGTATATATAAGTTTAATATGTATATAAGACTACTGGCATGCTAGGCATGCGAAGCATACCAACAGAATCTGAGAAAATCAAGATGTTCTAAAAAATTTCTGGAATGCGAGATTTTTTCTGAAAAGTGTGAGAAGATGTAAGCATGATAATCGCTGGGTTTTTCCTTTACACTTTGTACATGATTTTTAATGCTTTGTGCATTAAGTTAGCTATTGACTGGGGTTTCAACCATGATATTGGTTGGGGTTCAGCATTACTGTTTTCATTAGTATCAAGTATGTTTGTTGTACTTCATAAGTACAGGAACACAAGTAACAATGTTTCAAATAAGTGAAGTTGATTTTTCCTTTTTAAAACAAAAGAAAGTTTTAATATTAAGTGATACTGGCTTCCCATATCCTTACATTACACAAGTAATCCCACACCTATCTGACTCCCAGATTTATATTTATATTTGCCCAGCTACTACCTCTAGATTTGTTCAGCTGTGGGTAAAAATGCATTTAAATAAAAAAGTTAATATTATTAAAGATAAACATTACAAAATGTTTTTTACAGAAAAAATAAATGATTACGAAATTATATTGTTTTTTGGAAAAGAAAAAAATGAAGAAAACAGTTTGCTTCGTAAGCTTTTGAAAAGTATGCTATTGTCTTACAAAAATATTACAATTGTTACTGAAAATGGGATTGACTGCGATGAGAATTATACCTTACAACGGTGAAGAGAATCTTGAGGATATTGAAAGTTTGTCCGTAATAATTAAGGCAGTTCCATTTGAAAACAGTTTTGTTCCCGCATTCTTTATTCAAAGCCCAGAAGAAGAATATCCAATGTCTTTAGATGAATTGAACTGTTTGATGGATGGCGTAGAGATAGCGCATAAAAGTATTGATCATATAATCGCCTTTCTACTCCAACAATCTTTTGACAGACAAGATAAAGATATTAAAGATGAGGATGGTGAGTTTTAATGCTGCTTGGTGGTTTAAAGAAAGATTTCCCCTATCCAGATAAACTGTGCCCATACTGCAATTGGTTGCTTGTGCCAGTTAATGCAATACATTGGCAAGAAGATATGTATCAATATAAAGCTTTATATTTAGACAAGAATCCAGACTGCCCTGCTTACAATGAAGGTGCAAGACGGGCTTATGCTCGGATATACTATACATCAGAGGATGCCTTCTTTTATTTTAAAGATGTTCAAATGCCAGTGCAACGCTGGACTCAAGAGGAGCTATATTCGTATTACCAATAATATGGTAAAATATTAAATTATGCCATCAAATAACAACCCCGAAAATAACCTCACAGAGGAAGAAATTGAATATGCAATCAAATCTTTAAAAGAATGGTTTAAAGAGAAGTGGGTTGATATTTCAAGACCAAAACCTGGTGGTGGATTTGAGCCGTGTGGTCGTGCAGATGCAGAATCTGGCAAGTACCCAAAATGTGTACCTGCTTCAAGAGCAGCAAGAATGACACCAGAGCAGATCGCCTCGGCTGTCAGAAGAAAAAGAACCGCAGAATCTACTCAGCAAAGACAAGACAAAAAGCCAATAAATGTTTCAACAGAAAAAGCGGAAACAAGAAACATTCCAACAGACCCAGCCTTATACGCTAGAGTTAAAGCAGCAGCTAAAGCTAAATTTGATGTTTACCCATCAGCATACGCAAACGCATGGCTTGTCCGTGAATATAAAAAAAGAGGCGGAGGCTATAGAACAGTAAGTAAGGGTTCTGATGTTTATAAAGTTGCAGAAGATCTAGCGGAAGAAGAGGCAGCTCTTGCTGATGCTCTTGTAACTATTGCCAGAAATTATGGAAAATTTAACGAAGATGAAACTGGCATCTGGGCTGGCTATGAAAGCGCTGCAGAAAATAAAGTCAAAGATATTGGTGTTAAGTGCTCTAATTGTGTTCTTTACGAAGGCGATGGGGTTTGTGAAATCATTGCTCAAAAAGTTGAGGATGAGGGAATGTGTAGATTTGCCATCATTCCAGATGGCGTTGTTAAGCCAGAGGAAGAAGATGACGATATGGAAGATGAAATGGGTAAAAGTGTTGAATCTAGCCTCGCTGATGAGGTTATAGAAAATTTACTATGATATGCTAGTAAGCATATCTTAAATACAAGGAGAATATATGAAAGACAATATGAAGAAAATGGTCTCTGACCATACCGCAATGAAATCTTGGCATGAATCAGCAGCAAAGACTGCTGCTGAGCAAATGCAAGACCATGTTAAAGCTGCTGCATGGCACAGCTCGCAGGTTGATATTATCAAGGGAATGATTCAAGAAGTTCCTCTTGACCCAGAGAAGAAGAGCTCTAGTATCCCAGCCGCTGGCTCAGCATCCACACCAACTTCTGGTGCTGGAAAGACATCACCAACAAAGGAAGTTCCTCTTGACCCAAAAACTGTTAAGAAGGGCGATCTTGTAGAAATGCTTTCGCAACACGAAGAACAGTTTGGAAAGTTTGACATGCCAGTAGAAGACATTGCAAGCTTCTTACTCGCAGAGTAATGGCTAGAGTTGGAAACGATCACTGTTGCGCTAATTGCTGCTGTAGGAGGAATCCTGGCGGCTCTGGTGCAAAAGAGCAGAGTGGAAAACAAAAACGATCATGGTATAGTCGCTTCTTTACTTCAAGATCTTCATGAAGATGTTGCCAAAGTAGAAGATAAACTAGACAATCACATTGATTGGCATTTAAAGAAAAAATAAATTTTAACGGGCGTTTCTTGACTGTAGTATTCCGAAAGGTTGCTGTGGGTACAGGAAGCGCCCGTTATTTTTTTTATAAAAACGACTTGATTTCCATTTTTATAAATGGTAAGATTTCATTCTTCAATAGAAAGGATGCAAAATGTCAGAAGAAATTGTCAACGAGGAAGAAACCAGCTTTACTAGTACAGCCGAGTTCTCTAGGATATATGATCAATTGATTTCCAAGATCCCAGTAAATGACCACAGAGTAGCCTCATGTGTTATCTACGGTCACTACAGACAATGGAATGTACAAAAGACATGCAAGTATTACGGAATTTCCATTGAAGAATATAATCATTATTCAGAAATATTTAACTTCAAACAAAGGATGGTAAAAGAAATGACTGGTAGAAAATCAAAGCAAGACAACATCGTTAATTTTTTAAAGGTAAATGTTGGTAAAGTTGTTACCCCAGTACAAGTAGCTACTGACACACAAATTTCACTTCCAACATTTTACAATTTTTACAACGCAAATCGTTCTTACTTTAAGAAGGTAAAGCGTGGTCATTTTGAAATTGTAAATCCAGAAATGGAAAGAGCTAACGCTTAATCGGGATATATGAGCAACCAACAATGGTCATGGTTATTAGCATCAATGGGCATTGTTGGGATGTTCTTTATCGGTAAGAAAAAATGGGAAGCTTTTTTGTGGATGATCTGCGTAGAATGTTTTTGGACATACTACGCAGTAATCACAAAGCAATATGGTTTTATACTAGGATCATTTGCATACGGAATTGTTTATTTAAGAAACGCTTTTATATGGAGAAGAAATGACAGATAATTTTTATGACTCTGAGAAGAACTACAACCCTTGGTCGGTTGAAAGAAGTTTTGAAGATTGGCTTCTTCTTGGAATAAAAAACGGTTGGATTTCTAGACCAGTTTGTTCAACACATGATGGATTACCAAGCACTCGTGACGAAGATGTTGAGTGGGATGAGGGCGGAGACCCATGTGTTTATGCAGTACGCCTTTTTGCTGATGAGAGCGAAAAGAAAGCTGTGGAAGATAACTGTGGTATATAAAATGGCAAGACAGCCAGCAAAGGTTGAAGAGATGGATGCTTGGGTTATCCGCTATGTAAATAAACTTAAGAACATGATGGGTTTATCCAATTGGACAATTTTAATGCAAGCGAAGCCATCTAGTGCTGACGCTTTAGGAGAGACAGAGGTTATTCACGGTCAACACCTGGCAAAGATGTATCTACACAAAGACTTCAGAAAAGACTCCCCAGAAGATATTCGTGCAACAATTGTTCATGAGTTACTTCATTGCCACTTGGCTGTTCTTGAAGAGGCGGTGCATGAAGTTCTTAAGCCAGACTCGGATGATGCAAAAGCAAAAGCTGTGCACAAGATGGTTATCTCCCTCATTGAATATGAGAACGAAAGAATTATTGACAGTCTTGCAGAATCAATGGGTAAATGGATGCCTGTTCCTGATATGCCCAAGGCAAGGGAGAAAAAGAAAGCAGTAAAGAAAGTGGTGAAGAAACAGGTAAGAGGCAAAAAGTAATGCAAATTCCAGACAATATGGTTAAGCATATTCAAAAAATATTTGATGGTGAATATGATGTCCCGTATGAAAATCCAAATCCAGTAATTCTAGATATCGGTGGTAATGTTGGTGGTTTTTGTTTATGGGCTAATAAGCGTTGGGTTAATTCAAAAATATACTCATACGAACCAATTAAAAATAATTTTAATTTATTAAAAGAAAATACAAAAGATATTGAAAATATTATGGCTATGAATCTTGCAATAGGTTCAAAGACAGAACAAAGAAGAATGCACTATGGATCTCACAATGTTGGTGAGTGCAGTTTTCAACATGGCGCTGAACAAGTTGAGGAAGGCGAGGATGTTTCTGTTGTAGCAGCAAGTTTGCTGCCAAAAGCAGATATTGTAAAGATTGACACAGAGGGTGCTGAGATTGAAATTTTAGAAAACATGGTTATCAAACCAGATGTTTATCTGATTGAGTATCACTCAGCATATAACAGAAGAAAAATAGATAATATATTACACGATTATACTTTGATAGCTGCAGATATTGCTCATCCAAATTATGGTATTGTAAAATATTTTTTATCAAGCAAGATAAGATATGAATAACGCCCCTTTAGCTCAGTGGTAGAGCACTTCACTTGTAATGAAGCGGTCCTCGGTTCAAGTCCGAGAGGGGGCTCTGATATAAGGAGCAATGCAGTATGCCAGAACTAAATGCAAATATTCCACCAATTGAATGTTATGTGCGTGGTAACTTTTTACGCAATCAAGTTGATAGCCATGATGTTAAATTTCCATGTGTAATTTTTGGAGTAGCATCAATACCAGATAGAGCACCTGTGTTTCATTTCTTAATGGAAGACGGTGGGGTTTGGTGGAGAGCTCCAATAAATGCTTTCTGCTCATCCTTGGATAGCCCTGAGGTTGACCTACATGATTTGGTTATGTGGAACAGTTTCTCTTCCCACATTACAGTGACAACTTTTGAGCACATGCGTGGTATGTCTATGACCTATCTTGACAGGCGTAAAAATAAAGTTGATGGTAAGTATATGTTTACACTAGATTGGCACACGCCAGATTCAAATATCATAAATACTGGTTATTCAATTAATCCAGGTCAACATAAGTGTGGTCATGTAATAAACAGAAAAGATGGCAACTTTGCTATTCAGCCAAATAACAGGGTTAGACTATGGGATCCTTCTTATACAACAAAGAAAGACGAAAGGTTGATTGAGAGATTGATCAATACAAAAGTCTGGGATGTGGAAGATGGCGATAAATGGGTGACATCAGATGATGACCGATACGATTATGACATCATCTCTGAATAATTTTGAGGGGGTGAATAATGTCAAAACAAGATAAGATTACACATGCAGTGTATTTCACACTTCACGCAATTACAATTGCTATACTGTTGATCAAGTAATACAATGGCGAGTAGCTCAGTTGGCAGAGCAAGGGACTGTTAATCCCTGGGTCGTAGGTTCAAACCCTACCTCGCCAGCCATGAACATTATAGATAATTTTATTCCAGAGATGGAGCAAGATGATTTTGAGCAATATGTTGCTACATCTCATTTTCCATATAGGCTGTACAATACCCACATTTATTCAGACTCAGAGAATATTGTCTACGAGCACGCCCCGATGCAGTTGTCACATTTCCTTTACGAATCTGAATCCGACCAGGCATCTCCACACCTGCCAATCATTACAAAGTTTGTAAAACAGCTTGAGAAAAAATATGGGAAGATTAAATTATTGCGGGCTAAAGTTAATTTGACTTTCCCATATCCTCCGTATATGAGATACGAACATCAAACCCCCCATATTGACTTGCAATATGATGATGGCAGCCCAGTTGATCATAAGGTGCTCCTTTACTACATCAACGACACAGATGGACCGACTTATTTCTTTAATGATAAAAAAGAAATGAGTGACACGGTTTATCCCAAAAAAGGTCGTGCTGTGATTTTTGATGGCAGCGAAATTCACGCTGCGTCTAATCCTGTTAAGAATCCATTTAGGTTTATACTTAATGTAGACTTTAAGGTTCTATAGTGGATAAGAGCAAAATATTTAAGATGGATAAAGAAACTTTCAATGAGATTAAGCGGCTAGAGGCGGAACGGGATAGATGGCGGGATATTGCCAACAATCTCCTCCAGGAATGGTGCGCCAACTATGGAATCAGTCGGGAACGAGCTATTGAGAAATATTTCCCCGAATTCAAGGAATTGGGATGATTTGGATTTGGTGGATGACTCAGTTGACTTTCATATTCTTATCAGAGATGTTAATCCACATACTTACAGCAATTGTTCTAATTGAGGTGTATCGTAATCGGCGGTTGTTTTTACGGTGGCGAAAAACGGGTAAATACTAACTAAAAGAGTTTACTTGTTTGTGGCTATTGCGGGTTTATGGTTCTATAAAAATGCATTCACCAGGGCACTCTTCGGCGGCTTCAATAACATCTTCCAACCGATCATCGGAAAAAGATGCTAAACCAGCTGCGCCTTCGGGGTTTCCTCGGAGCTTGGAATAAACCTTCCCGCTCTCTTGGACATAGGCTAACCCATCCTCCAGCATGGTGAAAACATCGGGGGCTATTTCGGCGCACAGACCATCTCCAGTACATAGGTCTTGGTCAATCCATACTCGCATTTACTTATTCCGTTTCGCCAGGAGAGCATCAAAGTCTTTGACTTTGGTTTCTCCCATGTATCCCCAAGCGTAACCCTCGTCAATGAGTTGCTCGTTCAAGGACTTGGCTGCGCCATCAAGGTACACCCAGCCCAAAATGCGCCCGTATTTCTCGGTGCTATCGGGGAGCTCTGTTTTTATAATAACTGTTTTGGCACTCTCTATCGCACTCTTCACTTTATTTTTCACCTCAAGCCCCAGAGCCTTCTCTCGTGCGTCTTTGGTGCGTGACTCAGGAGTGTCTATTCCAGCCAGTCGGACTCGTTGCGAGTAAGAGATGTTGAACCCCAGATCAATGTCCACATCAATTGTGTCACCGTCTACTACCTTTGTTACTTTTTTAATGTTATATTCGTACATCTAACAATTGTATCACTCTTTGTCTAAGTACCAAATAATTAGTAAATAATGTACAAATATTAGTATTGCCACGCCAACCATGAATCCATCCTATCATGATATACTGGTAAACATGCCAACATATGAATACATCTGTAATAACCAGCACATTTACGAAGAGACTAGAAAAGTCACTGAGGAGCTCTCTAAGGATAAGTGTCCTGAGTGCGACCTACCTCTGAGACAATTATTCTCCCCGCCAGGAATCAACTTCAAAGGTCATGGCTTCTACCGTAACTCTCGGTAATACACCCAATCATTATTACTACCCCGCAAATTAGTATCTGTGTATACTGATAAAGGCAGCGAAAGCTAACCTTAGGACCGTTATAGGTGCAGATGCCTCTGGGCTCAACCCCCAGGGGCATGTGCATCTCTAGCGGTCTTTTTCTATTCCCCCAAACTTATATCTAGTACATTACCCGCACTGCACCGTTCTATCCAAAATTTGAGTATATATTTGAAGAGTGTTACTTTGTCTTTTTTTTGTTTTTCGTTTTCGGTGTGTTGGGTAGGGTCAATCAGCGGGCGTGCAACGGTGCGCATAGCACAAAGTTGTACACCCGCAATATGGGGGAGGGGGGTGAAGTGAATTGAATACGCATTTGGGTCACATTTGATACAGTGTATTTGTCAACGAGATGCCCAGACATCCTGACAGGAGAACAATCATGAGTAAGAAGCATGCAGAACCAGTGCAGGCTACATCCGTTCAGTGCTTCAGTTGGCTCACACGAGTTGCTGAGGTTGCAATGAGCGAGGGTACTGACATGTCCAATGCAATCGGTCTTGACCAGATTGCGGATGTCCTTCGCATGGAGACAATCAAGCAGGACTTGACCACTGCAATCAATGAGGCAACAATCTTGTTGGTGAACCTCAAGGCTCGTGCAGAGGCTGTCAGCCAGATGGCAAAGGACTTGATGTAAGACCCGTCAGGGCAATCAAGTGGGGGAGGGGCTTCGGCTCCTCCCCCTTTTTTTGTGCTTCCTCCCAGCCATATGTGCCCACTCACCTCTGATGTTGAGTACATTCACAACAAACAACACATGACAAACGAACACAATCCCAAACCCCGTTTGGGTGGTGGACCATGATGCGACTAGCAACAAATGGAACTCCACGCAATAAGGAGTACAGAGGATCGCAGATTGAATACACATTCGGTACTCATTCGGTAATGTTCAAGTTGTCAAGGCAATCCCGCCGAGACAGAGAGGACAGTATGATTACTGAACACTGGACACGACAGAATGAGTTGCGTGAGCGTGAGCGCATGGCACTACGCTTGCTCAACCATATCCTGTCAATGACAATACCCGTTGAGGCTAATGACGATTGGTCTTGCGTCAAGTTCAACCTCAAATTAGAGGGCGGTTCCATTACCGTAATGACAGGCGCACAATATCACCCGTCATGCAATATGTACGAGGTCATGGAATACGAGGTACAGCGATGAAGTACCTACCACGCATTGGCTTCGGCATTGTGATTGGTTGCTTGGCTCTGATGATCATTCAGACCATCGCATTCGCATTCACAATGTGAGCCTGAACCCCGAACGCTTCTTACCCCCTGAAGCGTTCGGGGTTCTTTTTTTGTCCCAACACCCACCCTATTGCATGTCAGTTCCAATGATCTTTAATACACTCTCAACTTACATGCCATCGGGTGGTGGGCGATGATGCGCTTAGCAACAAATTGCACACCAACAGCAAGGGTCAGAGGTACCTCTCAGATTGAATACACATTTGGGTCTCATTGGGTAAGGTATCTCTTGTCGGAACAAACCTAACCCCGATGAAAGGAGATAGCCATGAGTGAAAGAATATGCTCATATCATAGTTGGAACTACTTGTATGAAGTGCACCCAAGCGGTAAGTACTTCATTGCATACCAGTTCAGTTACGACAATAAAGAGAGACAAGTTATTGCCGTAGTTGACCGCTATGTAACAGATGACAAGTGGGCTGCTATGCGTTGGTGCAGGGCACAGTATGACCTTGAGGTTGACCCTTGGGACAGAAGTGCTGAAGCCAACGAGATTAGGGAGAGTGCAAGGGTTGCCTTGCATGAACTCCACGAGTTGGAGAAGCAACAGGACAGGTATCGTATCTACAACTGATACCATCTCCCCTCACCTTCGGGTGGGGGGAGAACCCCAAGCTGCTTGTGCCATGATTCTCTGGATGTTTAATACACATTCACAGTCTCATTGCATAAGCGCTGGGGTGCTACGATGCGCCTAGCAATAAGTTGTACACCAGCAACAAGGAGTATATGATGCTCTCACATTGAATACACATTCTTACCTCACTTGGTAAGGTATGAGTGTCGGTGATACTCCTAACCCCACCGACAAGGAGAAGCAATGAAGAAGCAGAATGATATCACTCCTCGCAGGCGCTTGACGCTTGAGGAACAATACCTTAGCCTCGCAACAGCGCTCACGGGTGCTACTGCGCAGGGCAATCTGCAGGCAATGAACGCTCTCGCAATCTACCTCAAGGCATATGAGGCAAAGATTGCCGAGCGCAACGACCAGAGCAAGTAATTGCTCCCAACCCCCCAGTCCCCCAAGCCTACGGGCTTGGGGGATTTTTTTTGCCCTGAACACCGATCTCATTGTGTTGCGTGTACATGCATCTTTAATACACATTCTCTCATCACAAAAAGACTGGAGGGCGGCGATGCGATTAGCAACAAGTTGCACACCAGTTCAATGGAAGGGAAGGACATCACAGATTGAATACACATTCTCACCTCATCGGGTAAGGTAGAAGTTGTCAAGGACATTCCATACCCCCTTGACAAGGAGAAAGCAATGAGCAGAATGTTAGAGCCAGCAGTGAGTCCGATTGATGCAGCGATTGAGCGAATCATGAAAATCCATAATCAACTCAGCCGCAAACTCATCACGGAAAACGATGCAGATGAACAGTACCTCCGCATCCTTGTCACATTCAAGATGGAAGTCATCAAGGACACCTTTGGTGACTTGCAGGACAAGCTGAGCGACATTGAGCAGATGTTCAGTGAAGTTCGGGATTCAGTTGAGGAAGCCGATTTCCTCTCGGTCTTCCAACCAGAGTGATTGTTCCTTCCAACTCTCCCCTCGCCTTCGGGCGGGGGGAGAACCCCAAGCGTACTGCGATGAGATTGTCACAATGTTTAATACACATTCACGATCTCATCGCATTTCGCTGGCGTGCGATGATGCGTCTAGCAACAAATTGAACGACAGCAGAAAGGGATACAATCTGATCAAATATTGAATACACATTCTCAAGCCATACGCTAAGGTTATGTCGTTGCCAACAATCCTGTTGGCACAGATTGGAGATAGCAATGAAAATTATGGTTACTATCCAAACCCCGACTTGCCCCGAATGTGGGCATTGGGGCGAGATCCAAATGACCCGTGATGAATGGGAGTTTGGCAAGACGGCTAGTTGGCAGGGCGAACTCATTCAGAATTGTTTCCCTACCCTTACCCCAGCCCAGCGTGAGCAACTCATGAATGGCTACCATTCGGAGTGTTGGGATAAGATGTTTGCGAGTGCAGAATGAGCCCGCAATTACTGGAGGATATCCTGCACGCCGTAGCCCAATTGCGGGCTACGGCAGACGGGGTAATCATTGACGCACTCAAGATACCAACCGATATATTCAAAGCGGGCGGTGTAAAGTGCGGGTATTACAAGAAAATGGTTGAGCGTCAAATAAATAATCACCCAGCCATTCCTGATGTACTTGTCCGTTGGACAGTGTACGGAGACTGCATGCTTCAAAAAGCACGCTGAAACTTCCCCCTCGTGCCTACGGGTGCGAGGGGGAAACTCCCACCGAACTGAGCTGAGCATCTCTCAATCTTTAATACACATAAAAATTCTCATCGCATTTCGCTGGAGGGCGATGATGCGGCTAGCAACAAATTGCACACCAGTTGACAGGGTGTCATGGTGCGTTCACATTGAATACATATTCCCTTACCATATTGTAATGTTATATCTGCCAGCGATTACCCTAACCCCGCTGGCAAGGAGAAGCCATGAAAAGAGTAAAGCCTGGATCAGTAGACACACTGGAAAGCATTATGAAAAGAAAACGGTTAGCAGACCCTTATCTGAAAAAGTGCGCTAAAGCGGTTACACAGACCACTGCCATTGTCGTTACTGAACGCCCAGTAAAAAATACCCAAAACGAACGGCAGAAACTTCGTGCCCGTATTACCGTTGCTAGTGA